TGCCCGACGACGATCCCGACGGCGGCTTCGGCGGCGGAGAACCGGTATATGTTATGAGATTGGCTGATGTACAAACAAGTACAATCAGTGTGAAATTCCCTGCGGTTTGGTCCAGAGGACTTCCATACAACTACGGTAATATATCAAACTTACCAAAAAGATTCATAGGGTATCAAGGTAATTTCTTGGATAGTTCTTACATCGAATTCCTAAAGCAGTTTGGAATTATTAATGACGACTATCTTCAGAACCAAACTGGTGGCGACTTTGTAATTCAAGAACAGAATTCCGACACCACTGGATTTGGGAATCGGGCTGGTATCGCAGAATTGTCTGGTACGCTCAGACAAAAGGGAATAGAAACTTCTTACGTTGGTAATAGGGCATTAAATCTATACGATGCAAACAGACCAATATATCATAAGAAAGATTGGCAAAACTTCCTTGATTGTAGAGGAACTTGCGTAGGATCAGTTGCTGACGGTGAACCAAATAATATAAATCCAGAGACGAACAAAGCAGTTGAATATGCTAAGTTGTGTTCATATGCTTGGAATCGATATTGGTCAACACCGAAAGAGCAGCCCATGTATAGAAGGGCGCAAGTTGCTCTTATTCAGTCTCAAGAGGTTGAGATCACAGTTCCGAATGACATGAACTTGACTATTGGTAATTTAGTTCGCTTAATTCTACCCAAGTCGAAATCTCTTGCAAAAACAGAAGATAGTGCTAATCAGGAAAGGATCAATCCCTTATCGGGTAGATACTTGGTTACGGGTATTCGACGAACGTTCACAGGAAATAATACACAAGCAATGAGGGTTAGATTAAACCGAGATAGTTTACCTTATGATCCAAATAACTCGTAACATAAGGCATACATAAGATATGGCAAAAGTAACAGATAGGTATCGATATTCTGATTTAGATTTCAACTTCGCAAAGTCAGCGTCGAATGATGTCGCACGGAAATTTGACAACAACGCAATTAAACAGTCTTTGAAAAATCTATTACTTACTAATTTTTATGAAAGACCTTTTCGTCCGTCGTTGGGTGCGAATTTAATATCCAGATTGTTTGGTAGTTTTAGTGATGGTGATTTGTCGGAAATGCGACAACATGTTGCTGAAGTCATCACAGACTTTGAACCAAGAGTAACATTACGATCCGTTAAAACGGCATACAATGATGTGACACAAACAGTATCTGTTGATGTAGAATACAGTTTCTTGGATGAAGAAGACACCTTAGACATAGTAATAGAGAGAGTAAAATAATGGCAGACTCATTTATAAAACTTAGTCAAACAGATTTTGATCAAGTAAGAAGTTCTTTGATTGACTTTCTACGAACAAAGGAGGAGTTTACTGACTATGATTTCAGTGGATCTGCTCTTAGTACGTTGCTTGATATCCTAGCATATAACACTGCTTTCTTTTCAACATACACGAACTTCCTTGCAAACGAAAGTTTCATCGATTCGGCACAGAAGAGAGATTCATTGATGTCTCTTGCTAGATTAGTAGGTTATACACCTCGTTCCAGAATTGCTTCTAGAGCCGTTCTTACTGTTACCTCTACAGAGAACAACATACCAGCAGGAACTGCCTTCAATGGAGCAGACACTGGTTATGTCTTTACTACAATTGACAACACAGAACTCAGTAACAATACAGGTGAGATAACAGTATATCAAAACGCATCTAGAAACTTCACAGTCAACACTACTTTTTTCAATGGGAAGGTTACTGTTCCAGAAGATGCAGACGTTTCTACACTAAGAGTTTTTGTTGGTGGTGAAGAGTATCAAAAAGCAGATAGAATTTCTGCGTTGAATTCAAACTCAAAAGTCTTCTTTATTGATCCCATCTACTCGGGAGCATACGAAGTCTCGTTTGGTGACGGAACTTATGGATTGCTCGTACCAGAAAACTCTGATATTAGAGTCGAATATCTTACACCAAATGGTATTAACAATGCCAATGGAGAGACTAAGTTTAGTGAAACTGGAACTACGATCATATCATCTATCACTGTGAAAACTCCTTCCTTCGGTGGAGCAGAGCGTGAGAGTGCAGAAAGCATTAGAACGAATGCTCCGTCATACTTTCAGGCACAGAATAGAGCAGTCACGGCAAATGATGCCGAGATTGTTTTCAAGGTAGACAACCCAGAAGTATTTGATGCCACCGCATGGGGTGGAGAGGATAACAACCCACCCCAGTATGGTAGAATTTTCCTTGCTGCAATTAAAGATGCAACTGGTGCTACTTTTAGTGCGAGTGAGTTGTCGGAATTTGGTGCTAAACTACAAGAGAAAATGGTCGTTGGTGTTTTGCCTGAATTTAAAAATCCAACCTGTTACGATATTAATGTTCCAAGAGGAACTGTCGTATATGATTCGATAATCAACTCAGATGGAACAGGGATTCGTGACAAGGTGACAAGTAAGATACGATTGTACGACCCTGACTGTGGATTTAAAGCAGTGTTTCCATATTCAAATATTGTGTCTGAGTTGGTAACAGAAAATGATGACATCAGATCGGTGGACTTTGACGTAAACATATCTGCATCATTTTCAAATTCAGCCTATAATCAAGACATTACAGATCCACTACCAAGAAACTTCTTCATCTCCTTCGCAAATAGAATTGTACCTGGCAGTATCTTCTCTAATGAATTCGCAATTCTAGTGGACCTGTTAGATAACGACGACGAAAACTTAGGTTTCATTGATGATGACGGAAATGGTTTCCTTCGCTTTGGTGGATATGTAAATAGTGCAAAGAAAATTATTAATTCTAGAATAGGAACCGTAAATTATCAAACGGGAAATATTACTATTCAAAATCTATCAGGATGGGATGCAAAGAGAGATGCAGGTGATGCAGCAGCGATGGATCTAACCATATATGCCACACCATTTAGTAAATCAGTCAGAGGAATTAGACAGGCTTCATATAGTCTAGGAACAATAACAAATACAATGACGGTAACTGACTAATGATAACAACAACAGAAAATCCATTCAATGAATTTGAAAATAATCTAGGTCTTGCATTCTATAATGCACAACAGAGTCTATTAGGCTCGACTGCTGCGGTAGATGTTGATACACCAAGATTTCCTTTTTATGTTCGTGATAGATTACCTGTTCATGTTTTAGAAAACCATGAATTATATGTAAAATTCATTGATGGTTATTTTGAGTGGTTAGGAATTTCTAACGGTATCAACCAAATTCCATATCTCATGGACATTGATAATGTCTCTCCTGCTCTGTTGATTCACCACAAAGAATTATTGGCTAAACTATTCCCAATAAATCAAAATTATCTATGGTCGGATCCAGCAAATTCTGAAATTGATCTTAGAAGATTCTTGACTTTTATCAGACAGTTCTATTTGACCAAAGGAACCGAGGAGTCAATTCGTTTTCTCCTGGCTTCTCTTTTCGGTTTAGAGGCTGCTTCTATTGATTTTGACTATCCCAAACTTCAACTTTGTTTTTTGTCAGATTCGATCTGGGTTCCAAACATAGATGGTTTTGATAAAGATGCGGCTGGTGTAACATACCAAGGATACTGGAAAGATAGTAGAAGCACTCTTAGTGGTGGAGTAAGATTTAGAGACAAGTATTTTCAAGAGTTTTCTTACTCAGTAACTTCTGTTGTGCCAGCGGGACAGGGTAATTTGCCTGTGGAAGATGTAGCAGGTGGAGTTGATTTCAATTTAAATCCAATAAGACAAATTGCACACCCAGCAGGATTTAGACTATTCAATAACGTTGGACCAGATTCATATATTCCAGCCGCACCTGGCCCTATTGATACGGGTTATTCTGAACAGCCTTTGGTTGGACACTATCTGGCATACACATTCTCAACCACCATAGATCCAAGACAACCATTTCCAGATGCTTGCTCTGCTAAGGACTGGTTCACTTGTGGATACAATCCATATAATACTAATCCATTAACACTAGGATCAGTAAACTGTTTCACAGCGGTTCATGATTCAGGTGGGTATCCAATAGGATGGACCGCAGGCACTTCTGGTGAGAACGGTTACACTGGTCCAACCTATGGAGCAGATACATATACTACGGCAGCGGCTAGAGGTTATACGTTATGGCATGTTTATCATCATCCCAGTGTTTGGTCTGTTGGTCCAACAACAGGAACAGCGTTTGGTGATATGAGACTTGGATGGTTAATGAACTTGATCCCAGATGCTGCAAAGGGATACAATGTTTCACCAAACGATCCGCTTGAGACTTTGGCTTGCTCAACGCCTTTAGCGACTGGACAATAAGAGGAAATATAGATGGCTTCACAAAGTAATGTAAATATAAGCAACAGAACAATATCGAACACAAGTTCCACGATGTTTCGTAGTTTAGCGGCAAGAACTACTCTCGATTATATCTGGAAAGATAATCAATTGTTCTTCTTTGCTGCAAAGGAATCAACGCCAGGTGGCATCTCCGCAGATTCTCTTAAGTCTGATGAGGAAGTTTATGAGAACATAGTTGTCATGGAAAGAGTTACTGAGGACGATGTGTCTTTGGTTGTGCCTCGAATTAATTGGACCCGAGGCACAGTATATAATGCCTTAGATCCTGATGTAAATTTTTACGATTACACTGTTGCATTTGATGGAACTGTAGTTTACAAGTATAAACCTTACGTTATGACAGATGATTACAACGTATATCTCTGCATAAAAAACTGTGAGTCGGGATTAGAAAGGGACAGAGTTGCTTCCCATGTCAAACCCACTAGTGTTGGAACTGACGAGTTTACTACAGAAGATGGATACACATGGAAGTATTTGTATTCGGTGAGTGATGAACTGTTCACATTCTTGACAACCAAGTGGCTACCAGTCCCAAGACCAATCGAATCTATACCAACAAATCTAAACACATCTAGTGCAAAGTACCGTCAATTTCAGGTTCAAGAAAAGGCAAAAACAACCGCAGGTAAAATCAATGATGTCAAGATTGATTTGAAACAACAGAATGTTTACTTTGATATGCCAAATCCACAAGCAACTGTAGTTGGTCAGGGAACTGGTGCGTCTGTTCAACTTAGCACAGCGTTTGAGCCTGGAAAGGGTTATAAAGTAACTGGTTATAGAGTAGCCAATGGAGGGGTTGGTTATGTTGGAGGTATACTATCTTTAGTAGATTCTCCTAATAGTAATGGTGATATCACCAGCAAGACAGATCTTGAATCTAAAATTACTCTTTCCTCTTCCTATGGTGGAACTGAAACAGATTTGGGTAGTGATCCCACTATCACACTACAGGCAAGAACAATGATGTTTGTCGGTAATATGAGACAGGGTGACGACTCTATTGGTTCTTTCCCAAATGGAGTTACCATGTCGGCATTTGGATTGATTGGAAACCCAGTTTACGCCACAGGTGATTATCAAGGTCAGATTGCAGGTCAAGAATTCGGACAGGGTGGAAGTAAAACACTCAACCTACGACAAGCAACTAAAACTAGATTGAAAGATAATAGTGGAACTGGGTTTGTGATATCTACTGCAAAGTCCACAATCAATGATGATAGGTTAAAATTCAATAGCACAATTCTGTTTGATACGTCAAAAACCACAGCAAAGGTTATTGATCTTACCCCACTTAAATTTTCAGATTCAGGAACTAGTAACCGAGCAGATCTTTTCCTCACAGGTGCAAAGACACCACCATTGCCAGGAGAGACAATGGCTGCCAGTGGAGGAGAGACCTTTGAAGTTGAGCAAGTTTTTGAGCCAACGTTAAAGGTAGGCTCTGGGGATCTCTTATACATAATACCAGTAACGTTTAACATTTTAGAAGAACAACTATACACAACTAGATTCATAATTCCGTTGTGATTGGAGTAGAAGATGGCCCAGCAATCATGGTATGAAAGTTTCTTTCCAACTGATCCTTATTTGGACAGTTGGAGTCCAACCAAAAATTACATGTCGCTTGGTTTTGCTCCAGGCTATGCTTTGCAGTCGAGGGAACTCCTTGAACTACAAACTATTATTATGCACCAAATGTCAACCACAGCAAGAACTATGTTTAGACATGGACAACCTAGAGTTGACTTGGAGGAAGAGTCTCTAGTAGATACTAGGTTCACTTCTCCAGTTGCCGTAAATACATCCACACATACATTTTCGATTATCCGAAATGCTCAATTCTTTGCTAATTTTCAACTTGGTGCTGGTGGTGCAGAACTGTCGAAACCAAATGGTTTTTGGTTAACATTTCCCCCAGTGACAGACAATCTTTATACAGAGCAGATAAACAATGGACAAGATCCAGGCACAAATGACATCGTTGGTTTTGAAATAGAGAGTCTAGAAAATATTCCTGGCCCTGAGTATGTCGATTATACAACCGATGAAAGTCTACTA